AAAACTTTTAATGGAAAGGAGAAAGAATATCTTAAAGAACTTTCAAAAGAAAAAATGAAAAAACTGCAATGTAAAGCTACTGCTGCTAGAGTATCGACAGCAACCGCTATTGCTGCTTCTACTGCAACGATTGCAGGAGGTTTTGTAGGATTAGTGGCTTGTCCTCCCTCTTTTCCGATCACTTTATCTATGATGGGTGGTGGATTTGTAAGTTTAACTGGATCAATGATAGGGCATGCTTGTGGTACTGAGCCATACGCTGCAGATTTAGAAGATCAAAAATGGGTTTTAGAAGAATTCCCTGAATCTCAGAGAAGCGCTGATGTAAAAACTCGAGCTACTGCTGTAAGGTCTGCGTATAGTGAAGAAATGAATCATGCACACTCAGTCGCCTACCGTAATTTAAATGATAACACAGATTCTCAAAGACAAGCAGAGATGGATAGAGAATATAATCGTTTAAGTACTATCGCTTGGAATAATCTTTGTGCTGCTAAAAATACATTGAGAGCACAAGTTGACATAGACTTCTATCTTTAATCAAAAATTAAGTGGCTGTATGCTTAAAATACGGCCACTTAACTTACTAACAAAAGGGCAAATATCTTAACAAAGACAAGATATTTAGTCAAGCATCTCTACAGAGATGATATCTACCATATCTTGAAGAAAACATTCTTCATCTATGCTAATGCTTTCATAGTCTAGACGCATATTAACTTTATCCATCACTTCAACTAACTTGTTGTAGATTTCTTTTCTTTTAACAAGCAAAAGCATCTCAAAATCATTCTCTTGCTCTTCGCATTCAAAACTAATTATTGTCTTCATGTTCTTCCTTTAGGTGGATTTCTTCACCGTTTAATATTGCTTCTATCAATAGATTCGTTGTTTCTTCATGAGCACGATTTTTCATGAACTGTATGACCTCAGGGTCTATATCTTTAAATTTTTCTTCGTTTAAAACTACTGTTGACGTTCCTTCAAGACACTTCTTTATAAGATTTAAGTGTGAAAGTTTAAGATGTCTGAGTTTTGGACTTATTTTTTTTAATAAAACTCTATCAAAGTGTTTAAATGTAGCTTCTAAGGCTTGAGTTGTGTGATCTTCCATGAGTCAAATTTACCACAATCAACTTTAAATTTCCTTTAGTCATACAACTTATGGAACTTTTTGAGAAAAAAATACCATACGTTTACATATTTAAATTTTTATGATAATTTGTACTTAAAGTTTTAATTAGCGGTTTTTATGGCGGTTCAAAAAAAAAAGAATGCTTCTTCAAAAGAAAAACTAAAGAACAAAGCATCACCTTTTATGTCAGTACTCCTTAAAAACAGAAAAAGAACAGCGAAAAAACCAGTTAAAAAAGCTTAGTTAGCACTCTAGAGCATAGAGTGACAGATTTATCGAGAGGCAGGGAGTAATTAACCCGTTTCATGCCGCCCATGGGCCTCTCATCCTTTCCTAGAGCGGTGGAAAGTAAAAACCGTTTTTGTATTGGATGAGATGGCCCGAGATTTAGACATAATTCAAGATTTTGATGAGTTCTATCAAGATGCATATTCAGCATGGGACCCATACTTCCCTCTAGCTGATCGTGACCTAAAATTTTTTTTAGGGGATCAATGGGACGAGCAAGAGAAACGTCAGCTCTTTCAAGAAGGCCGCTCTACTTTTGTATTCAACTATGTCCGCCGTGTTATCAATATGGTATCGGGATATCAACGCAAAAACCGCCTTTCTTCTGTTGTAGCTCCTGTAGAAAACTCTGATCAAAAAACAGCTGACCAACTCTCTCAACTTCTACTGTATGTAATGAATTACGGTGAAGGTTACCAAACCATTTCTGACTCTTTCAGTGGAGCTTTGAAAACTGGCTGGAACTTGATGAGTCTATGGGTGGATTACAGAGATGATCCAGTGAATGGCGATATCAAGTTTGCAAGAGAGCCTTATAACGGGTTCATCTTAGACCCTTATATGACCAAGACTGATTTGTCAGACTGTCAATACATCCTTAGAAGAAAATACCTAAGTGCTGAGCATGTCGCATCTCTGCTTCCTGGAATGGAAAAAGAAGTCTACAAGCTAAATAAAATCGGTTATTCAAGAGACGATAAGTTCACGTGGCTCCCATACCAGCGTAATCCTGCTGGCCAAGAAATGATGGCATACAACGAGATGTATCAACAGAAATGGAAGAAAGTTCCTGTTTTAGTTGATATGGAAACTGGTGAAAGAACTGAATTTGACATGGACAAAGACACTTTGAACATGTTTTTGCGTCAATATCCTCAATTAAAAGTTATCAATCAGTCTAAAAGATACATAGAGATGAATGTCATCTTAAATGATCAACTTGTTAAGACCGAAGTGAATCCTTTTGGTCTTGATGAGTATCCATTCGTTCCATTTACAGCCATTTTTGAGCCTGAATCTGACAACTGGGGTCTAAAAGTCCAGTCTTTAACAAGATGCATGGTTGATCCGCAACGTGAGAGTAACAGAAGACGATCACAAATGGTCGATATCTTAGATTCTCAGATTAATTCTGGATGGATAGCTAACGAAAACAGCGTCATTAATCCACGAAGCTTATTCCAGTCATCACAAGGTAAAGTTATCTGGAAAAGGGAAGATGCACCAGCCGATGCCTTAACTAAGATACCGGCAGCTCAAATTCCACCTTCAATGTTCCAGCTTCAAGAACTATTTAACCGCGATATGGTCGAGATTGCGGGTGTAAATGATGCTGCTTTTGGTCAGACAGAAAATGCTCAAGAATCAGGCGTAATGATGATGCTACGTCAAGGTGCATCTTTAGTTAACCTACAAGAATTATTTGACAATCTTAGAAACAGCCAGAAAGCGCTTAGTAAAAAAGTACTCAAACTTGTTCAAAACTGGACTCCAGAAAAAGTAAAGCGTGTGATCAATCAAGATCCTACTCAAGAGTTTTATGACAGAGAATTTACTAAATACGACATCACAGTACAAGAAGGCATCTTAACAGATACACAACGCCAGATGTACTTCCGTCAGCTGGTTGATCTACGCAACCTGGGAGCTCCTGTTACTGGTGAAATGCTTGCTAAAGCAGCTCCAATCCAAGGCAAATCTGAGTACATCGAAGAACTTGCTGCAATGGAGAAACAACAAGCTGAGCAAGCTCAAAAACAACAACAAGTTCAAGACCAAGTTCTACAAACACAAAGCCAAGCTTCTCAAGCTAAAGCTATTTCAGATATTGCATTATCCAAAGAAAGATTTACACGCGCTGTGGCTAATATGGGTCTCGAAGATGAGCGTGCAAGTGCGGCCGTAGAAAACAGATCCGATGCAGCTCTACAAAGAGTTAGAGCAATGAAAGAGCTTCAAAGCATGGATGATGAACGTCTTCTTAAGTATATGGCAATCGTCCGACAAATGGAAGAAATGAATAAACGCAAAGAAGAAGAAATCAAAGTAGACGATGTAACAGTTTCCGCGAAAGCTACCGAGCCTTCGCAGAATGTCCCTGAGGTAGGTGGTCTACTTCAGGAAATACCACAACAACCGGAGGTACCAAATGGCTAAGCAAGGCTATTCAGACCGTATGGATGAATCTTTAGGCATGAGAAGAGGGAAAGAGTCTGGAAAGTCTCAATCTTACAAATCACGCCGTGATGAATCTTATGGAATGAAAAAGAAAGGTTCAGGAGTTATGGGGCATGAAAAACAACCTATGAAGTGTGACCCAATGGCTGCACAGAAATCAGACATGGGAAGAATGCAATATGAGCCTATGACAAACCGTGGAACACCTAGACAAGCATTTGATTACAAATATTAAGGAGTAACAAATGACACAAGAGATTGGAGAAACCCGCGACGCAATTATTGAAGATGACCAAAGACTCATTCAAGACATTTTAAATGCCAATGCAGATCGTACAGAGAAGTATTGGATTGTCATGTTTGCTAAAACATCCAAGAAAACCGTAGACGGAAAGCCGACCTTGATCAAGTACGTGAAAGCCTACTCAACTAAACCTGCTCCAAAGGTAGGGATGATAGTTGGTGAGGTTGATAATCAAAAAAGCGAAATAAAGTGGGATGTAAACATGCCACAAGCGCCAATTGATTATGACGCACTTAGTGAATTAGGAGCTGAAAGCAGTAATGATTTGGTCACAGAAACCACATCAATACCTAACTCATACATAACACAATAGTGCCGCCGACTTAAGGGCGATAAAGGAAATTTGCAATGAGCGAAGAAGAATACCAAGCATCGGGCGAACAAATGGAGGCCGCCGCTCCCGTAGAAAATGAATATTCTGAATCTAACAGCCAGGGCACTCAAGTACCACTTGAAGCTCTACAGGCACAAAGGACAGAAAAACAGGGACTACGCGATGAAATCCAGATGCTCAAGGATCATTTGGCGTTACTACAAGCTAATCAATATCAACAAAAGGCTACGCCTAAAGATGATTTTGAGGGTTTATCTGAAGATGATGTCTTAACCGTTAAGGACCTTAAAAAAGCTCTTGGCGATAAAGAGAAACAGTTTCAGATGACTATACAAGAGCTGAAAATGACGCAAAAGCATCCTGACTATCAGGACGTAATCACCAAATATTTACCAGAAGTTTTGAACAACAATCCAAGTTTGAGGAACACGCTTACGAGTTCTCAAGATTATGAGCTTGCTTATTACTTAGCTAAGAATAGTGATTCCTATAAAAGGGAAAACAAAAGAACGAAGAAAAATGCCGATGCAGAACGCATAGTTCAAAATGCCGAAAGGGCAGGCTCTTTATCGAGCGTAGGGCAAACATCTCCGATCAACGAAGCTAAAAGATACAAGAACATGACCGATGAAGAATTTACGGCGTTGTCTAAGAAAAACTTGGGCTATTTTTAGGAGAAAATTAAATGGCAGCTAACATAACAACTGTTGCTGTACTCCCTCCAGCCGTTCGTGAATATTACGACCGACTTCTTCTCATGACTGCATATCCGCAATTAGTGCATTTAAAATTTGCACAAAAGAGGGTCTTGCCAGAGAAGATGGGAGACACAATTGTATTCAGACGCTATGCGCGTTTGGCTACTGTGCCTATACCTTTAGTAGATGGTGTAACTCCTCCAGGAGCTCCTCTATCGGCTACAGATATTAAAGCACGCGTTGATTTTTACGGAAACTTTGTGACCGTTACAAATCAGGTAGAACTTACCGTCGAGGATAGGGTCTTAAATGAATCTTCACGTCTATTAGCGCAAAACTTAGCGCAAACAATGGACGAAATAACACGTGATGTATTGGCTTCTACAAGCTCAGTACTTCAATGTGCTAACGGTGTTAATGGTAACACCCCGACAGAGCTAACCAAAGCTGATATTGATGCGGCTGTGCAAACACTACTTAATAATGACGCAGAAATGATTTCTGAAGTTGTTGTTGGTCGTGATGCTTTTGGTACTGCACCTGTAAGACCAGCATTTTGGGCGTACATTGATACTGCTCTTCTAGATGATTTAGAAGCAGTTTCAAACTTCATCCATAGTGCTAACTACCCGAACCAGCAATCTGTATTAGATGCTGAGTGGGGAGCAACAGGTAACGTGAGATGGCTTTACACATCAGTGGGAAGCGTATCAACTGCTACACCTGCTGTTTACAACAACTTTATTGTTGGTAAAGAAGCATATGCAGCTGTTCACCTAGGCTCTGAGTCTGGTGATTTCTATGTTGAGCCTTTAGGTTCAGCTGGAGCAGCCGATCCATTGCATCAACGTGGATCTGTTGGTTGGCAGCATCCATTTGTGGCGAGAATCCTTAACGATAGCTTCATGTTAAATCTTGAAGCAACTCATTCATAGGAGGAATTAGATATGGCACAAATGAAACAACTTAGCTGGACTAACGCAAGTACTGCGGTAGCACTAAACTTTGACGTCGGTTTTACCGTATCAAAGATTGAGATCTGGGATCTAACGACTCCAAATCGCTTTGAGTGGACTAGCAACATGGCTGATGCGTCAGTTTTTGTTCTTGGAACACTTGCATATACCACTACTAACGGGGTTACACCATTAGCACAAAGTGCTTCATATGGACCTGCTATTAGCGGATTTACAAACGCAAACCCAGGTGTGATTACTGTTAACGATACAGCCACATTCGGGATTGCAGCTGGTGACACTATCAAAGTTGCTGGTGTAGCAGACGACGGAACAGGAACAGCAAGTTTAAATAATAACTTTACTGTTGCTTCTGTCACAGCTACTACTATCACTTTAGTAGAGAATACTTCAGTTACTGGATATAGCGTCTATGTATCTGGAGGTACTGTAACAAGAGTTACTGACACTAATGGTGATGCAGTTGCACTAGAGAACAAAGCTATACGCGGAGTAACTCTAGG